AGAGTCCCAAATCCGCGCCTTCATGGCGTATGACAAAGCTGAACGCGCAAAGAGAGGTCAATAATGGCTCGCAATCAAGGGCTCGGTGACGAGCGTATCGTGGATCGTGGAGACAACAGCGCTATGCGCGGAAATCCGCACAGGGAAGCCGATGCGCAGCGTGCTAACGAGGACGGTACTGTAATGACTCGTGCTGAGCGTCTGAGCATGATTCGGGATACATGGCAGCAGGTAGCGCTGCCGACCCCACCTAATATGCCGGGGTACCATCTGTGCTGGCTGAGTACCACCAACTCGTCGGATACCATTCAGCGGCGCATGAAGCTAGGGTATGAGCTCGTGAAGCGCGATGAGCTTCCTGGGTTCAAGGTGGAAAAACCCAACAGTGCAGAGTACAGCGATTACGTTACGTGCAACGAGATGGTGTTGGGGAAACTTCCGGCCGACATTTACGAAGACATTATGAGTGTTTTCCACAACGACCTTCCGCACGAGGAAGAGACGTCCATTCGTGAGCGCATGCAACAGACGGCGGAAAGTCTTAATCGTCAAGCTGGTCGACAAATTGTTGAACAGGCTCGGGATGGCGGAGAAAGTGGATACGAGCAACTTGGTGCCCAGCGCAGGAAGCCGAAATTTGTTCCTTAACAAGAAATAGCCGTATACGGCATACACTTTTAGCAGCCTACGGGCTGCTTTTTATTTGAGTTGCGCTAAAACCACATTTGTGGTAATATAACAACTGACTGGTTCTGAGTATTGACTCGGAGAAACCAGTCGCTATGCGGAGGACCGCATCTCACAGCCGCTCAAGACGCCGCCATAGGCGTCGTGGCTCCGATGGTCGAAGCGAGCAACAAAGCAATCTTCGTTCAACTAACTCGGAGCACTCAAACATGAGCGCAAGCGCAAGCCCGTTTGGGTTCCGGCCGGTAATGCACTGGAGCGGCCTCGACCGCGCCCGTCCGTACTTGGTCCAGAACTCGTACGCGACCGCAATCTACAAGGGCGATGTGGTGGCATTCGGCACGACCACTGCTCTTGGCACTGTTATTTCCGCCCCGACTTCGGGCGATGTTCTGGGCGTCCTGGCGGGCGTTCAATACTTCGACATCACCGCGAAGCCGACCATCTCGAATTACTGGCCCGGTGCCGTCTCTGGCGCTACGGCCGGCGTTGGCCCGTATCCCCCGGCGCTGACTAGTGGCATTGCGTGGGTGTGGGACGATCCCAACACCATCTACGAAGCCCAAACCGATGGCACCTTCGCTTCCACCGCGAACATCTCGACTGCTTCGGCGTTCCTGCCGGGTGTGATCGGGAAGCAAATGAACCTCGTCAACAACGCAGCTGGCTCGACTACCACTGGTCTGAGCGCGGCGAAGCTGGCTGGTTCTACTGTGACTGCTGTTGGTGCACAGGCGCAGTTCCGCGTCCTGCAACCGGGCGAGCAGACCGACAACGTGTTCACGTCTGATACCTTCGTAATCTTCCAAGTGGGGATTGCGCAGCATCACTACGTGGCCAACAAGACCGCGATCTAAGGGGGAGCGATAAATGGCCGCACCGATGAGAAGTACTGACTTCCGGTCGATCGTTGAGCCCATCCTGAACCAAGCGTTCGATGGCGTCTACGACCTCCGGGAAGATGAGTACAAAGAGTACATGATCGAAGAGGATGGTATCCCTCGTTCGTATCATGAAGAGCCCGTGCTGTACGGTTTCGGTGCTGCTCCGCAGCTTCCGGACGGACAGCCGGTTACCTACCAGCAAGGCGGCGTGCTGTTCATTCAGCGCTACGTCTATCTGGTGTATGGGCTGGCGTACGCGCTGACCAAGATCCTGGTCGAGGACGGAGACCATATCCGCATCGGCACGATCTTTGCCAAGCACTTGGCCCAATCGCTGATGGAGACCAAAGAGACCGTCTGCGCTAACCTGCTGAATCGGGCGTTCAACTCGTCCTTCACGGGCGGCGATGGCGTGTCGCTGGTCAATACGGCGCACCCGATCGCGCAAGGCTTGGCGTTCAGCAACCAGCTGAACGTTGCGGCTGCTCTGTCGCAGACGTCGCTTGAACAGCTGCTCATCCAGATCCGTTCGGCGGTGGACAACGCTAACAAGAAGATCCGCTTGGAGCCGCGTAAGCTGATCGTGGCCCCGGGCAACCTGTTCCAGGCCGAGGTTCTTCTGAAGAGCGTTCTGCGTACCGGCACGATGAACAACGACATCAACCCCGTCAAGTCGATGGGGCTGCTGGAAGCCGAGCCGTGTGTTGTGTCCCGTCTTACTTCGCCTACGGCGTGGTGGGTCGAGACCGATGCTCCACAAGGCCTGAAGCTGCTGATGCGTCGGCGGCTGGAGAAATCGATGGAAGGTGACTTTGAGACGGACTCGATCCGCTACAAGGCCACGGAGCGTTATGCTGCTGGCTGGACCGACCCGCGTGCGGTGTTCGGTACGCCTGGGGCGTAAGAGCGATGACCAACCTGATGGGGCAGCAGGCTAGCACTGCTGCCCCGTTACTTAAACAAGGAGTAAGGTATGGCTCGCGCAGTATGTAGTGGTCCGGTTATTGTGGTGGGAAACACAAATCCCACGCAGTTGTCGGATCCTGATGTCGGCCCGTCTATCACTTTCCAAGGCGATGGGATTCTTGACCCGCGCCTAGTTGGAACGGTTGATGGCGCGCCGGGAAGGCCGATCTACGGCTTTTTCGACAACAAGATGCTGATGTTGACGGATAGCACCCCGTCTGCCTCTGCAGCTGGTAACTTGGACAGCCAAGCTGGTGGCTTGGTTATTCCGGCTGGTGGCAATACCACCCCGCGAGCGATCAACGCGGCTTCGCAGTCGATCGCCGTGTCGACCAACATTCCGCTGGGCGTGTTTCCTCCGGGTCCTGCGACCACGGTTGTTACGGTTCCTGGAACGCTGGACTTCGGGTTCACCACGGGGTCTATCACGGGTGGGCAAAACACGATGACCATTCCGGCTGGCGCCTACAAGTACTTCAAGAAGGGGCAGGCCATTTTCGTGGCTGGTGCTGGCTCTAGCGGGTCGGTTCCGCTTCTGACGACGGTTGCTGCTACTCCGGCCTTTGGCGCTACTACGGTAACGCTGACTAACAACGCCGGTACCACGGCAACCAGCCAACCGGTTGGAACCGCTGATCCGTCGCTGTTCATTCTCGGCAATCCGAGTGTTACGCCTAGCTTGTCGAACGTTGGTGCGTGGCCGTGGATTGCGGCTGGCTGCACCGCGTTGTGGGATCCTACGCAAGCTACTGCGCGTTGCCTGCGCATTATATCGTCCAGCGCGTCGGACACCAATGCGTTCACGATTACGGTTCGTGGGTGGGACGTGTATGGGATCCCGATGACGGAGACCATCGCACTGAACGGCACGACCGCTGTGTATGGTAAGAAGGCGTGGAAGTACGTTAATACCATCCAGTTCAATCACGCTGGCGGTGGTACGACCACGGGAACTATCACGTTGGGCACGGGAGACGTTTTCGGTATCCCGCTGAAGTCTGACTTTTTTGAGTACATGTCGATTTACTGGAATGGTGCGCTTCAGACGGCGAATACTGGCTGGCTTGTTGCAGACTCCACTATTCCGGCTACGGCAACCACGGGCGATACACGCGGGACGATTCAGCTTGGTGTTAATGGTGGTGGTACTGGCTACACCACGTCACCGAACGGATCTATCAGGTTGGCAGTGTTCATGTCGATGCCGGCGTACAACGCACTTAACGCTAACAATCTGAACTACACCACGATGTTCGGTGTTACGCAGTTCGCTGGGTAAGGAGCTTAAACCATGAAAACTGGACGTTCGCACTCTGAAAATCCGAAGCACGGCGCGCATACGGGCCACAACCACATGCGTGAAATTCTTGACGGCGACCACGAGAAGTCGGTCAAGCACAGGGGCAGTGCCAAACTCGGCATTGGTGGGTTGGCTGCGGTGCATGTGCCGCATGGCGACACCCGCAGAGAAGTGTTTAAGCACGGAGGCCGTGCAAAAAAGCGTTAGCAGAGGGGTCGGAGCGTGACGTGCGCGAGGACAAAATCCTCGCGCACCGCGCACATCTCTCTATGAAGGATTGGGAGCGGTCCCCCATGGACCGCAAGCACGATGCTGGGAAGCTGCCGAGAGTGAGGCGATAGTCTTGCGGGGGCGCGGCTCCGTAACTTAGGAGCAAGGGTTGGCAACCTCAGGTACTGTTGGCGCGACTGTTGTTGACCAAACCGTTCTAATCGAACACGCATGCCGTCGTGCGGGTAAACTCGCATCCAGTCTTACCTCTGAGCAACAACTCGCGGCGCGCGAGTCGTTGTTTTTCGTCCTGTCCAATCTCGCTAACCGGGGCATCAATCTCTGGACTGTAACAGAGCAGATCCTCACGCTTGTTCCTGGACAAGCCACCTACACCCTTCAAGTCGGTACCGTTGACCTTCTGAAGGGCTTTTACCGTACGCAATCAGACGCTACGGGCACTACGCTGAGCACAGCCACGTCGGTTGGGCTCGACACCGGTCTCGGAAACTCCGTGACGCCCTCTTCGATCCAAGTCGTGTTCAGTGGGGCGGGAACCAGCAATCTAGTCGTTGAAACGTCGCAAGACGCTCTAAGCTGGACGCAGATACAAACGCTACCAGCTACGACCTCGACCATAGGGCAAGCGACTTGGTTCGATTTGACTAATTTCTCAGCAGTACGAGCTATTCGAGTGCGTGAGACTGTACTTGGCGCAACACTGGTCGGCAGCATTGTAGTTGCGTTCAATCCGCAGGAAATTCTCGCGGCTAAATTGAACCGCGACGATTTTCTGCTCCTCCCCAATAAAACTTTTGCCGGTAGATCCTTGCAATATTGGTTCGACAAACAGATTACACCGCAGATTCGCTTATGGCCGGTACCCAATGATGTTACTTCGTCTTTCGTAGCCTGGACTACTCTCCACGTACAAGACCCGGGACAGTTCTTCAATACGATTCAAATTCCGCAGCGTTGGTACGACGGCGTCATTTGGATTCTGGCGATGTACCTTGCAATGGAGCTTCCGCAAATAGATCCGCAGCGTATACAGATTTGCGCAAATATGGGACAGACCTTTCTAAAGTTGGCCGAAGACGGTGAAGTAGATGGTGCGCCTATAAAAATAGATCCGGGTATAAGGTCTTACACAAGATGAATTACACAATATACATGCTTGTGTGTGAGACCAACGGAAAGCTTTATGTTGGCCTTACTAAGAATTCTATAGAGCAGAGATTTAAAGAACATAAAATCGCCGCTGCTAGAGGAAGCACTTTAGCAATTCATCGTGCCATTAATAAGTACGGCGCCGACAAGTTTTTTGCAGTCAGAATAGGATTTGCTACTACACACGAGGATGCACTCATACAAGAGCAGACCCTCATAAAGAAGTTCGAAACTAGATCAGAAAAAGGTTACAACCTGTGTGATGGTGGGCGCGGGTCTTCTGGTTATAAAAGAACTCTTGTGCAGAAAGAAGCACAATCAATTAGAGCAAAAGCAGTGTGGGCGGATCCTGTAAAAAGAGCATCGATAATTGAAAAATTGCGAGCAGCAGCCAAGAACAGATTCAAGAACGCAGACGAAAGGGTCAAAGTTAGTTTAGCAGCCAAAAAAAGATTTGAAGATCCAGAGCAACGAAAATTAGCGTCAGAGAAACAGTCTAAAGTGTGGGCAACTAATAAAGAGTACCGCACTAAGAAGTCTGAACACCAAAAAAAGTGGTACGCAGCTAATAGAGAAAGACAACTGGCGCATTTAGCGGTGGGCAGGGCTGTGCGTGCTGCTAGTAGAGAGGTTGCTAAATGAACCGCAACCTTTACCTCAACACGTTCAGTGATACATGTGTAGCAGTTGCTGTTTGCGATCGGTGCAAGATGAAGCGGCCATCGACGTTCCTCGTGCACGATCCCAATATGCCCGGGTTGCTTGTGTGTCTCGATACGTGTGTAGACGTGCTTGATCCGTGGCGCATGGCTCCTCGCACTACAGAGGACATCACAGTGAAGAACATCAGACCAGAAGTACCTATTACGAATACCGGTGGGGACGCCTCGTATCCCAGCGGAAACAATCCGAACCCGTACGCAGGAAGCTAAGACATGTCTGGTTACGTTGTTCCTGGTGGCAGTACAGTACAGCCGGCGCTGGTAGCATATCGCCCGGTTTCGCTTACTGCAAATACCACGCTGGTATGGCCTGCGCAATCGCAGTCCCCGACAGATTTCGCTGCGCGGGTAATGAACGTCACGGCCGGCGCCGGTCCATTCAACCTCACTCTTCCACCCGCAACTCAGGTATCGACTGGGTTCGATCTAATCATCGTCAATGTAGGATCGAACAACTTCAACGTCAATAGCAATGTTGGTGTAACGCTAGCTACTATTACACCGGGGCAGGTGTACTACTTTAACTTAACGGAT